CCTTTTTCTTTAAGTGCAGCCACAATTTGATCTAAAACGTCTATATCGTACCTACTAGGAAGTTCTAATCCAGTTAAATCTTTTATAAACCCTTCTGCGTCGTCACCAAATCTAATTTTCTCTTTCCATTGTATATTAGCAGTTACTGGTTTATCGTATAAGTATATTCCGTAAAATCTTCCGTAATCAGTATATGTTATACCGATTCCTTTTATTTCAAAATCTACCTTAAACTCTAATATTACGTTACTTAACTTCATTGTTTATATATTTTAACTTTTAGATCTCCAGTTCCTTTTATTAAACGGTGATAGGTCTCTTTTGGTATAAATAGTTTATTTTCGGATAATACCTGTGGAGTGTCGTTATCTAGTTGGAATTTCCAATCTGTTTGATGCATAGCTTGAACGATTCTATCTTCTTTATCTCTATGCCAAACAAATTCAAAAGCTGATGTGTTAGATGAAAATTCTCTAACTGTATATTCTTCTGTTACCGATTCTGTGTAAGGCCTACTCATTATGTTGCGAACCATCTCATGAAAAATTCAGACCCTCCAGTATGTGTTCCAGCATACAGAGAAAAAAGGTTGCCTGTATAGGAATACCCGTTATTAAATGCTCCTGCTGAGTTATAAAACGCATAAGAAGACACACTGTAACCATAATCAGCTGCGATTGATAAAGTAATAACTGAATATGAAGAGTAGCTTGTACCTCTAAGGTATAAAGATCTTCCATTAGTTACATAATCTGCATGAGAAATTGATAAGGCTGCTGTTCCGTTAGCAGAGTCACCTGATTTCCATTTCCACCCATTGTACGTAGTAGGGCTAACAACAGTTACTGTACAGTTTGAAGCTTGTATTCCCATCACTCTGTAAGCTTTATTACTGATAAAAGAAAACTTATCTGCATTAGCAGCAGCCCCAGTGTTTGGAGCATAATGATTTTCTAATATCTCTTTTGTGGAAACATTTGATGTAGATTCGATTTTGAATGCTGAAGCAGAGTTTAGATGAATGTCGCTTCGCAAACCAATATTTGTAGTCCCTGCGTTATATACTGGCATAATGTTGGTTTTTTACCAGTACCCGGAGAAGTTAGAACTCCCCCCTAAAGACTTCCAATATCTACCGATATTGCAAGACCAGTAACCGGCTTTAGTTTTATCTTTCTTTGTAGCACACTTATGTCTAGCGGCAAAAGATGCTCTTGCACCTTTCTTTTTAAACTTAACTGATAATCCAGTATCACCGAATGATACTTTCTTTACGTTACCTTTTTTAGATTTAACGTAGACGTAGAATTTTTTACTCCCACCTCTTTTAGGTTTGTTAAGTTGAACTTTTTTACCTTTATATTCAGCTTCAGGAATATATTCTACAGAAGCTTTTAACATTTCAAAGCCGTTATAATCGAAAGATTCGTTTTGTAGGGATACTGCTTTTCTAAACTTATCCATATTCATCTGACCTCCGATAGATTCTACTAACTCTTTTATTAAGTCATAATCAATCATTTCATCTATTGAAGCAGCTTCATCGATAGTATCTTCATTTTCGATCATTTCATCGATTAAGTTACCGATTTCAAACATTGGATTGTAGTTTGGAGATACCATTGGTAAATCTAAAGGAACTCTCATTCCATTATATTCTGCGTATTCTCCAATATCAGTAGTTTCTAATAGTAGAGTATCTTGTTCATTTAATTCTATTTTACCGTCTCTCCAAGCTTCTCTAGCTTCTTTAAATAACTGTATAAAGCTATCAGAGCTATAACGGTAGACATGCTCAGACAAGGTTAGACCATTATCTAAATGGTACTTTAATGATGGGTATCCGATAAGTTCTTTTATTTGTATCATTGGTTGAAATCTTTTCTATAAAATTTTCCTAAAACATTGTCATTAATGTAAACGCCATCTTGTTCTAGTACTTCATTTATAAATAGGTATTTACATTCAAAATATGTTAATTGCTTTTTATTCTGAACATAATGTAGAATTTTTCTATCAAAGTCCATTGGAGAACCTTCTTTAACTAATCTAAGTATCTCTTTATGAGAACCGTAATAGTCGTTCCAATCTGATTCGGTTATTATTTTTTGTTTGAGCGGTACTCTTCCTCCAATACCTTTAGCTTTTCTTTCCTCTCTTAAAGCTTCTAAAGCTCTTTTACCTAACCTTTTATTGCGTTCAAAAAATAATACTTTCTTTCCTAAGTATTTTTTACCGCTAGGTCTATGAGTAGTTTCGTAAATAAATCCATACGTGCCTTTTGGCATGTCTGATATTTCATTTACTATTTTTCCATTAAATGTCCAACCGGGTACTGTTACCATCATATATAAATATAAGAAATAAATTCTGAGAAGTCAACTTATATATCCTCTATTACACAAGGATCAAAGTCTCTTTTATATTTTTCTTTTAGTTTGGTATAGGCAAAATTATAAAGGTCACTGCCTATAACGTTTAAATCTTTTTTCAACTTTACTGTGGTTGTATTCTCTACAACTACAAACTTTACTTCTTGTTTTACTACTTCTTCTCCATCATCATTAAAATCTATATAATCATTCGTTACTTTTTCTACTGATGAAGAAGTATAAGGTTCATGACCGGATTCTTCGGAAAATAAATCTACGGATAATCTAGGGTTGTAATTAATTTGTCTTCCATCAAAAGACATAGAGGTAGGAAGGTACCCATCAAAGTCTGGTATGTCGCCAAAATAATCACCGGAAGATGCCTTAGCAGCTTGAGGTGAATAAAAATGACCGGTAAGTATATCTAAACAACTCCTTCTTTTATATACAGTGTATTTATCTATCCTAACATAAAACTCAGAAAGTTTTCCTGTATCTTTTACTTCTACTTCTCTTTTAACTATAAATCCCATTATCTATTCTCTATCTGTTTAATGTTATGTTTAATTAAATTAGTATCTATTAATCTTCCAGCATTAATACATCTATATAAATATTCAATTGTCGGTTCGTACTTATAACCTTCTCTGTTATCTAATACTTTCCTTTTATCTACTCCATAATGCCTGTAATATCTTGCTGCTTCGTTGAGATCAAAAAAACCATTATCCCAGGTCTTTAAAGTGTACTTAGTTGTTTTACAGTCCCAGATATTTTTAGATAGAGTTTTATACGGTATATTATCTCTCTCTATCCACTGTCTTAACATAAACTGCTCTGAGTATATCATATGATTAGGTGTCATAGATTCTTCTTTCATGTTAGAGAATTCTTCATGATTATTTAAAGTCTGCTTACCGTATTTGTTTGCAAACTTTGGATCCGGTAAATAAAACAAACTTACATTAGATGCTCTATCTACTATATGTTCAATAGGTGTAGTAAGTTTTTTATTCCATTTATCGTTAGATTTTGGATACCAGTTAGATGCTATTTCATCATAAGAGCATATTATACTTTCTTCAAATAGATTATCTATATTTCTAAATATTAAAAAGTCATGGTCTACTAAAGTGATAGGAATTTTTGTCTCACTAATAATTTTAGTTTTACAGCCAGACCAAAAAACAGGTTTATGTATATTTTCTGGGTATTCTAATTTTCTTACTTCATGCCAGAGTTCTTTTACTTTTAAATTTTCTAGAGTTTCGTTAGTAAGATCGTCAACATAAATTACAGTTTTATGATCAGGGTGATACTTCCTCCATAGCGATACAGAAGCAAAGAGCATAAGTAAATTAAACTTACTATAAAATCTTTTGTGGCCGTATATATTATCGTACACCCAAATTATTTCCATTTTTTATAAGTTTTTAGGTTTACCCACACCCCTTCGTATATTTTATTTTGAGTCCTTAATTTTCTTTTTTTATAACTATTAGTTTCTTCGTTTCTATTATAAGTAACCAGGCCGCAATCATATTCTTTTATTATTTTTTTACTCCCTAAATCTTTTACTACTCTCTGCCCTCGATTACCTAAAGATGTAACTGTTCTATAGAATCGAGTTTGTTCATAAGGTATAAAGATGTCTGGTTCGTGTAGATCAGTAGCGTGAAAAATATCTACTAGTAATCTATGTTTGTACCCAATAGACACTCCTCCGTACATCATATCATAAAGTTGCTTTGGATCTTTAA